GGACACCTTTACGACGGGTTGCCGATCACGACGACGTGGGGGAAGAACCCTGCCGAGACAGTGGTGGATGACTTCACGGGGTTCGTGTCGGGAGGGTTACGGCGGAACTCGATCGTCTCGGCAGTGGAGCAGACCAGGTTCAACGTGTTCGCCGAGGCACGGTTCCAATTCCAGGAGCTCCGTGGGGGACGCCCCGGACGGCTGTTCGGGACACCAGCGCTCGGGGTGCTGGAGGCTCCGTGGCCTGGTGGGACGACCGGGGACCTGATGGCCCGGATGCTCCTGCACGCCGACTTCTCCGGGAACGCGTACGCGGCGGCCCTGGATGGTGAGTTGGTGATGCTGCGCCCGGACTGGGTGGACATCGTCATGTCCGCGCGGATGGCTCCGCTCGGTGAGGGCGGGGCCTCCGTGCAGGTGGGGTGGCGGAAGGAGGGCTACTTCTTCTATCAGGGCGGGGACCGGCAGAAGCCGCCAGCCACGTTCCTGGCGGACGAGGTCGCGCACTTCGCACCGTATCCGGATCCGCTGGCGACGTTCCGGGGCATGTCGTGGCTCACCCCGGTGATCCGCGAGGTGCAGACCGACGGCCAGGCCGTCAAGCACAAGGAGAAGTTTTTCGAGAACGCCGCCACCCCCAACATGGCCGTCTCCATGGCCAAGGAAGTCACCCCGGAGCAGTTCGAGCGATTCATCGACGCGATGGAACGCAAGCACGCCGGCACCGAGAAGGCATGGAAGACCCTGTACGCGGCCGGCGGGGCAGACGTGACCCGCATCGGGCAGAACATGCAGGAGCTGGACTACAAGGCCGTCCAGGGTGCCGGGGAGACACGGATCGCGAACGCCGCCGGGATCCACCCGGTCGTGGCGGGCCTGTCGGAGGGGCTGCAGGGGTCGAGCCTGAACGCCGGGAACTATCAGGCGGCGAAGCGGGCGACGGTCGACAAGACGATGTGGCCGCTGTGGCGGAACGCGGCCGGGTCGCTGCAGGTGCTGGTGCCTCCTCCGGCGGGAGCGAGGCTGTGGGTGGATGCTCGGGACATCCCGTTCCTGCGGGATGACGAGAAGGACCGGGCGGAGATCCAGGCGAAGGAAGCGATGACCGTCCGGACTCTGATCGATGCGGGGTTCCAGGCGGCGTCGGTGCAGGCGGCGGTGGCTGCTGGTGGAGACTGGTCCCTGCTGGTGCACTCTGGCCTGTACAGCGTGCAGTTGCAGAAGCCTGTGGCGTGAGGGAGGCGGGGCGTGGAGACGCTGCGTGAGCTGGACGTGGTGCGGGCCGTGTCGGCGTCGCGTCATCCGGCGCTGGTCCGGGCGGCGTCCGGGGATGGGATGCCGACGCTCGAAGTGCGGTTCTCCCCGTACGACACCTGGTATGAGGTGAACTCCTGGTGGGAAGGCAACTTCATGGAGCGCACCGTGCGCGGCGCGTTCGCCAAGACGATGGCCGAGGCCCGCGCCGCGACGGTGATGCCGGTGAAGATGCTGTTCGACCACGGGTATGACCCGACGATCGGGAACAAGCCCCTGTCCGCGGTCGAGGCGCTCAGCGAGGAGACCGATTCCGCGGTCGCCTCCGGAACCCTGTTCGACACCTCGTACGTGCATGACCTACTGCCCGGCCTGGACGCCGGGGTGTTCGGTTCGTCGTTCCGGTTCCGGGTCATCCAGGAATCCTGGAACGACGAGCCTGGCGTCTCGGACTCGAACCCGAAGGGCCTGCCGGAGCGGACCATCACCGAGATCCGCCTGTTCGAGCAGGGCCCGGTCACATTCCCGGCGAACCCGGCCGCCACCGCCGGGGTCAGGTCCCTGACGGACGTCTACTACCAGCGGCTCCGGCTCCGTGAACCGGAGGCCGTCGAACGGCTCGCCCAGCGGGCCGCGCAGATCCGCACTCCCCGGGACGGGGCAGCCGCCGATGGCACTGCCCAGCTCGCGGGAGCCGCACGCATCACCAGCACCGAGCCGGCCCCCGGCCACTCGGGCGGGTCGGACCAGCGTCGACGGCGCGAGGTCCTCCACCCCTACCTGAGAGGAGCGTCGTCATGACGCTGGAACAGATGCGGGCCCGGCTCCGCGAGATCATGGACCGGCTCCGGGCCATCCACACCGCTGCGGGTGACGCGGCGCTGACGGCGGAGCAGTCCGCCGAGTTCGACACCCTCGACGCCGAGCGCGCCCAGGTCGAGGCCGGCATCGCCCGGGAGGAACGCCGTTCCGCCCTGGCCCGGTCCGCGCCCGCTGCGGCCCCGGTCGACCCGGGAGAGATCCGGACCGAGGGCGGGGACGGGGCCCGTGGCGCCGCCCCCGCCGTGCACATCGACGTGGACCCTCGGGAGGTCCTGCGGGACCGGTCGCTGACCGGGCGGGCTCGGTCCCGGCAGCTCGTGGAGACCGTCCTGCGTCAGGTCGAGCCGCTGGTCGACGACAACGTCCATCAGCGGAACCTCGAACGGCTGCTCCGCAAGCACGCCCGGCAGGCGTGGTGGGCGGAGAACCTCATCCTCCGGTCTCTGGACACGTACCACGACGCGTGGGAACTGCTGATGACCGGCCGGTCCCTGCAGCTCACCGATGAGCAGCGGGCCGCCCTGGCCGTCGGGACGTCCACGCAGGGCGGGTACCTGGTGCCCACGCACCTCGACCCCACCCTGATGATCACCTCGGACGGGTCCGCGAACGTCATGCGGCAGTACGCGACGGTCCGGACCCTGGTCGAGGGGAAGCAGTGGAACGGCGTCACCACGGCTGGTGTGACCGCGTCATGGGACGCCGAACTCACCGAGGTGTCCGACGACTCCCCGACCGTGGGAACCGCCGGGATCGCCGTGTCCAAGCCGCAGGCTCTGGTGCAGGCGTCCATCGAGGCGTTCGAGGACATCACCGGGCTCGCCTCGGACGTCCTCATGCTGTTCGCGGACGCCCGGGACGTGCTGGAGGGCGCCGCGCACATGACCGGGACCGGGACCGCCCCGGTGCCGAAGGGCCTGTTCACGGCGATCAACGCGTCGTCGACGCTGCAGATCACGTCGACCACGGCGGCGACCATCGGCGAGGTCGACCTGGCCGCCGTCAAGGTCGCCCTGCCTCAGCGGTTCCGGCGCATGGACCGCGCCCGGTGGGTCATGCACCCGACCTACGCGGAGGCGATCCGCCGGCTCGGCACCGCCGTCTCGTCCACCTACTCCGGTGACCTGACGATGCCGACGTCGGACCGCATCAAGGGCTTCGGGGTCGTCGAGAGCGACGACGCGCCCGACACCCAGACCACGACCGCCCTGGACCAGGAGATCGTGTTCGCGGACCTGTCGCAGTACGTGATCGTCGACAAGCCGGGCGGCACGTCGATCGAGTTCATCCCGACGATGTTCGGGTCGAACGGCCTGCCGAACGGCGCCCGTGCCTGGTACATGCACTGGCGGACCGGCGCCGGGATGCCGGTGCTGCAGGCCGGCCGGATCCTGGTCGACAAGACCTCGGCCTGACCATGAACCGGGACGGCGCGGGAGCTGGTGGGCATCCCGCGCCGCCCCGGGCAACAGCCCACCAGAGCCCACCGCGACGAGGAGGACCGAGATGGCCAGGATGGTGCTGCACCGGACCCCGGTGAGCGTGTACGTCGCCGAGACCGACAGGCATGTGACTCTCAAGCGCGGCGATGAGCTCGCCGACAGCGACCCCATCTGCCGGGACAAGACCCTGGCCTGGCTGTTCCGGGACGAGCCCGAACAGGTCAAGCGGGAGGCGGTGCCCGTCGAGGACGCCTCCGCCGTCCCGGGCCGGCGCCGGCCGACACGCCGCCTGTGATCCCCGGGAGCGTCGTCCCCGCGTTCCTGGACGACGGTGCGTGGTCGGCGTGCTTCGGGGAGTCGTTCGCTCATCTGCTGCTTCACGATGCGACGAGCGAGGGAAGGTGCTTCCGGGCCGGGTCATACCTGCGGGAGATGGCCTCTACCGGAGGCATCGCGGACGCCCGCAACCACGTCGCGCAGGTCTTCCTTGATGCGACGCAGGGCGAGTGGCTGTGGTTCGTCGACACCGACATGGGGTTCGCCGCGGACACCGTCGATCGGCTGTTGGCGTCTGCGGATCCGGTGGGACGTCCCGTGATGGGTGCCCTGTGTTTCGCTCAGCGCAGGGTGTCCAGGACAGAACTGAGGGCGGAGCGGTTCGGGATCGTGCCGACGCTCTACCGGTACCTGGAGGATGGCGGTGAGGTCGGGTTCGCGGCGATGCCGGACTGGCCCCGCGGCGAAGTCGTGCAGGTGGGCGGGACGGGGGCCGCGTGTCTGCTGATCCACCGGTCGGCGTTGGTGACGATCCGGGAACGGCGGGGTGACGAGTGGTTCACCCTGATCCAGCATCCTCATGGCCTCGGGGATGGCCGTCCGCGTACGTTCAGTGAGGACTTCTCGTTCTGTGTGAGGCTGGCGTCAGTGGGGATCCCGGTGCATGTGGACACATCGGTGGCGACGACGCACCACAAGGGCGGAGTGTTCCTGGACGAGTGGACCTACGATCAGGACCGTACGCGGGCGGAGGTAGGTGTGGGATGAGTGAGCCGGCCAGGGTCTTGGTGGATCCGACCCCGGAGGAGGTGCGGATGTTGCCGCCGGGTATCTACGCGGTGGCGACAGTGCGGCATCCTGACCGGGAGTACACGCCAGAGGAGCGGGCGCATCTGGGTCTCCCGCCGGTTGAGCGGGCGGACTCGGAACCGGAGGAGGAGCGATGACGGTCGGGCAGGCGGATGCATTCGCGACGGCGCGACTCAACACCTACCGTGGCACGAACCACACGGGCATCACCCCGTATCTGAAGCTGCATACGGGTGATCCGGGCAGCGCTGGGACGGCGAACGCTTCGGCGGTGACCACCAGGAATGCGGTGACTTTCGCGGCGCCATCGGGAGGGTCGATGGCGCTCTCGTCGGTGGCTGATTACTCGATGACCACGACGGAGACGATCTCTCACGGGTCGTTCTGGGATGCCTCGACGGCGGGGAACTTTCAGGAGTCGTTCGCGTTCACAGCGGGAGTTCCCGTGATCAATGGATCTACGCTGACGATCTCCACGTTGACGGTTTCGGAAGCTCCCCTCGCTGCCTGATCCGTCCCTCGTACGGCGCACCGTGAGGGGGTGACCGATGGCCGTCGCACCCACCGGTAGCCCTCCGGCGTCCCTGAAGTTCAACGGCGGAACCTCTCCGTTCTCTGCTACAACTGCCTCATTCGATGCCCCTGCGGGCGCGACCCTGATGGCCGTCATGGTCTCCGGGGACGATGGCAGCACGCCGGTGAGCTTCGCCGTCTCGGACAACAAGGGCGGCACCTGGTCGAGGCTGAAGCAGTCGAACGGTGCGGGGGGCGCCGAGGTTCACGTGCGGGACCTGTCGTCCGAGACCGGGATGACGGTCACCGTGACCTGCACCAACGTGTGGGACAGCACGAACACGGC